AGTATGGATCAAGACTACTGCGAAGTAGTTAATATAGTTCAAAAGAATACCTGGCAGATGAAAGGTGAGTACCTATATAATTTATATAAGGATCTTATACCTAAACAATATAAGTATTTAAAATACATTAAAGCATCTAAGAAAAAAGATTATGATGCTAGTGATATTGAGGCAGTAGTTACTTACTTTGAGGTTAGTAAAAAGGAAGCTAAGCAATATATTGATATGCTACCTAAAGATGAATTAAAAAATATAACAGCACAAATTAATGGAAAATAATACCCCTATAGAATTTGAAGATGGATATGTAACAGACTCAGTAGTTACTTCTATTATTAATCAATTCGTATATCGAGCTCAAATGGGTAAGTCAAAGTACGGTGTTGATCTTGATCGTACAGATTTAACGTTATTGGAGTGGATTGAACATGCGAAACAGGAACATATGGACGCTATTCTGTATTTAGAAAAAATTAAACAAATTGTAAGTGGCAAAGAAAAAGTCTACTGAGATAGAACTTAAAATAAAAAATTACCAGAAACCTGAGATTAACCATGCCTTTCAAAGAAGCGTGTCTTATTCTCAGTTTTCTATGTGGGCTTCGTGTCCACACAAGTGGTATCTTACTTATGTAGAGAATAAACAGCCCTACCAAGCCAGTATACACACTGTATTTGGAACTGCATTTCATGAAACAATACAGGAATATATTACAGTAATGTACAATGAGAGTGGAGCTGCTTCTGATAAGATGGATTTGATTAGTTTGTTCCAAGATAAATTTAGAGAAGTATATTCTAAAGAATATAAAGCAGCTGGCGCTCATTTTAGTGATCCTGTTCAGATGGGTGAATTTTTTGAAGATGCTATTGCCATATTAAATTTCATTCAAAAGAATAGAAATAAATTATTTACTATACGTAAAATGCGCTTACTAGGTATAGAGATACCTTTATTACTAAATGTAGCCAATAACGTATTTTTAAAAGGATTTATTGACTTTGTGTTGTACGATGAAGAATTAGATAAAGTTTACATATATGATATCAAAACATCAACAAGAGGATGGAGCGACTCTGAAAAGAAAGACGATAGTAAAATTGCTCAAATCTTATTATACAAGGAGTACTTTTCAAAACAATTTGGGTTCGATGTTGAGAAAATTGAAGTCGAATACTTTATCGTTAAACGAAAAATCTGGGAACAATCCGAGTATGCTATTCCTAGAACCCAATCCTTCAAACCAGCAAGTGGGAAAAATAAGCGTAAACAAGCAGTAGAAAATTTTCAATCATTTATTAAGGATTGTTTCGACGATAGTGGTAAGCCACAAATAAAGTCGTACCTTAAAAATGTAGGTGAAAGCAGCTGTAAATGGTGCCCTTATAAAGACCTACTAGATCTTTGCGATAAAGTTGCGGTTTCTGCTTAAGCGTATATATTTATATCAAAATATAATATTATGGCAAAATCAAACATGCAACTAACAAGTGTAAAGATCCCCGAGGATTTGTTTGAACAATTTAAAATTGCCTGTGTTAAATATAAATTTAGCGTTCAAAAATTAACCGAGCGTACTATGTTCTTATATCTAACCAGCGATGAGTTCAGAAAGCAAATCCACAACCAATTAGATACACAATTAACAAAAGAAACAGAATAAACACGTTATGAAAGAAGGTTACATTCCCCAGGCTCAACGTAAAAAAATCCTATTATTATGTGACGATATTCGAATGACAAGTGGTATATCCACTATGGCTAGAGAAATCGTTTTAGGTACAGCCCATCATTACAATTGGGTAAATTTAGGAGGTGCAATTACACACCCTGATAAAGGTCAAAAGTTTGACTTAAATGGTGATACTAATAATATCGCTGGTATTGAAGATGCAAGTGTGTATCTTTACCCTACAGATGGATATGGTAGTCCCGAACTAATTAGACAAATGATCCAAATGGAAAACCCAGATGCAATTATGATCTTTACAGATCCTAGATATTGGGTTTGGTTATTTCAAATGGAACATGAGATTAGAAAAAAAATGCCTATTATCTACTTAAACATTTGGGATGATTTACCTTATCCAATGTATAATAAGTCATTTTATGAGTCTTGTGATACTTTGCTTGCAATTAGTAAACAAACAGAAAATATAAATAGAGCAGTATTAGGACCAGAATTATCAGCTGAAAAAGTTATTAAATATGTTCCTCACGGAATTAATGAAGGTGTATTTTTTCCTGTTACATCTGACCAAACTGAATATTTAGTATTAGAAGAATTTAAAAAACAATTATATGGAAAAAATACTTACGATTTTACTTTACTATATAATGCGCGTAACATCCGTCGTAAATCTGTTCCTGATTTAATATTAGCTTGGAAAATATTCGTTGATACATTAACAGAAGAACAAGCTAAAAAAACAGCTTTAGTACTTCATACTCAAGTAGTGGATGAAAATGGTACTGACTTACAAGCAGTAAAAGATATGCTATTCGGATTTGATGAAAAGTATACTGTTATATTTGATCAAGGTCGATATCCAGCTAATATTATGAATTTACTTTATAATGCTACTGATGCTTGTGCTTTAGTTTCATCTAACGAAGGTTGGGGATTATCATTAACAGAAGCAATGATGTGTGGTAAACCAATTATAGCTACAGTTACAGGTGGTATGCAAGACCAAATGCGTTTTGAAGATGAGAATGGTGAGTGGATTAAATTTACAGAAGAATTCGGTTCAAACCATAGAGGAAAATATAAAAAACATGGTGATTGGGCTTTCCCAGTATTCCCGTCTAATTTATCATTAGTTGGATCAGTACCTACACCTTATATCTTTGATGATAGAGCTGAGCCATTTGACATTGCTGAACAAATAGGAAAACTTTATGATATTAAAATTAATAATCCTGAAACATATGAAACAATATCTAAACACGCTCGTGAGTGGGTTACTTCAGATGAATCAATGCAATCAGCTAGATTAATGTCTAAAAACGTTATTGATGCTATTGATGAAACATTTAATACATGGGTACCAAGATATCAATTTGAATTTATTCCAGTTGAGCCACTTAAACAACCAAAACACTTTGTAAAACACGTTATCGCAAAATAATATGAAACCATTATTCGTTATAAGCTGTCCTATAGACACATTTTCAGGTTACGGAGCCAGATCAAGAGATATAGTATTATCTATTATCAATACAGGCAAATATGAGGTAAAAATCTTACCTCAAAGATGGGGAGTAACACCATTTGGATTTTTAGACCCAATGAATCCAGATCATGCTAAAATAATTCCATGTGTACTACCTAATAATCAGCTGCCTAAGCAACCTGATATTTGGATGCAAATTACAGTACCAAATGAATACCAGGCAGTAGGTAAATTCAATATTGGTTTAACAGCAGGTATTGAAACTACATTATGTGTTGCTGAATGGATTGAAGGTATGAATCGTATGAATTTAAACTTAGTATCTTCAGAACATGCTAAAAAAGTATTCCAAGATTCTAGATTTGAAAAACGTAATACTCAAACACAACAAGTAGAAAGTATAGTTGAATTAACAGCACCAATAGAGGTAGTGTTTGAAGGTGTTAATTTAGACATCTACAAGAAAATAGAAGAATTTCAAAATATAGAATTGTATAATTTTATAGATGAAATACCTGAAAACTATGCTTTTCTATATGTAGGACATTGGTTGCAAGGTGATATGAATGAAGATAGAAAGAATACAACTGGATTAGTTAGAATTTTCCTTGAAACATTTAAAAATAAAGCTATACAACCTGCTCTAATTTTAAAAACTCAATCAGCAACTCCCTCTGTTACTGATAGAGAAGAAATATTAACTAAAATTAGAAACATACAAAATTCAATTCAAGGTAAGTTACCACAAATATATTTACTACATGGTGAATTAACTGATGAAGAGGTAAATGAATTATATAATCATCCTAAAGTTAAAACTCACGTATCATTTACTAAAGGTGAAGGATATGGTCGCCCATTACTTGAAGCTACTCTATCTCAAAAACCAGTATTAGCATCAAATTGGAGTGCACAATTAGATTTTTTAAATCCAGAATTTACTCCATTAGTACCTGGTAAATTAACTAATATACACCCATCAGCAGCAGTTGAAAATATGATTATAACTGAAGCACAATGGTTTACAGTTGATGATAAAGCAGCATCTGATCTTTTAGAAAAATTATATAAAGATTATAAAAAATATCTTGAGGGTGCTAAAAGACAAGCATATCGTTCACGTACTGAATTTAATTT